TCCTCTCCTGGCCTTGCTCGTTTGGGCAATGTCGGGGGAGGGAATATTGCGCTTATCTGCCTGTACGTTACCGACATCAACGGTAACATCACGGCATCAGAAAACGTATGGGTAACGAGCCACGTTCTCGGAGATACCCTTGCCACCATCTCTCGTGGGCAGGAAGGCACCTCCGCACAGGTCTGGCCCTCCGGCACCGCATGGACTCACGGCTTCTCTGTCGCAGACGTTTCGGACATCGAGGCGTACACCGACGCTGAGACCGCTCGGGCTGAAACTGCTGAGGCAGGTCTGTCCACCTCCGTTGGTAATGAGACCAACGCTCGCATCGCTGCTGACACCACGCTACAGAACAACATCAACGCTGAGGCTACTTCTCGTGCCAACGCTGACACCGTTCTGACCAATACCAAGGCGATCAACCTCACCCGCACCGCTGTCAAGACAGGTGCCTACACTGCTACCAACGGCGACCTCGTTCCCGTTGACACTACAAGTGGCGCTGTCACCATTACCTTGCAGGGCAGTTCTGCAAACAACGCCATGATCTGCGTCAAGCTTATCGCAGGATCTAACGCTGTCACGATTCAGACCACCTCCCCCGATGTTCTTGACAAGACAGGTGGCTCTACCTCCATCCAACTTACCGCTGTTGGCATGGACTTCACGTTTATCTACGACTCCCCCACAAAGATTTGGACGACCCAATCAGAGGTCAACCCTGGAGCAACTGGCCCACAGGGACCGCAGGGTTATCAGGGAACTACCGGAGCGCAGGGAGTTCAGGGAAGTCAAGGCAATCAAGGAAACCAGGGCTATCAGGGCTACCAGGGCCAAGCTTCTACTGTGCAAGGTCCACAAGGTCCACAGGGATACCAAGGACTTACTGGCGCACAAGGCACCCAAGGTACGCAGGGCGTGCAGGGAAGCCAAGGAAACCAAGGCTTCCAAGGGGCGCAAGGATTCCAAGGTAATCAGGGTACGCAAGGCGTACAGGGTTTCCAAGGCAACCAAGGTCTGACCGGATCACAAGGGCCTACGGGTTCTACGGGTTCCACCGGACCACAGGGACCACAGGGCTATCAAGGTAATCAGGGCTATCAGGGATACCAAGGAAATCAAGGTGTTCAGGGCGCTGGCGGCACAAACTCGTGGTACGCATCGTTCTACGACACCACCGCTACGCAGTCCTGCTCGGCAAACAACACGGCTACGCAGGTCAAGATCGGAAGCGCAGCACTCTCTAGCGGTATCAGCCTTGGTACAGGTGGTACGGCAAACCGAATGATTGTTGCCAACCCCGGCACCTACTGCTTTGATTTCTCGATTCAGTTCCAAAACTCTGACACCGCTATTCACAATGCGTGGGTATGGGTCAAGCAGAACGGCACTGATATTGCCAACTCTAGTTCTGACCAAGCAATCTCAAGTTCCCATGGTGGATCACCCGGTTACGCAATCCTGACTGTTCCATTTGTCATCACGACCACTGCTGCCAACGAGTATGTTGAACTGTATTGGGCGACTGAAGGTTACTCCAATGTGTCAATTCTTAGCCTTACTCCTGCTGTTGGCCCAGCGGTCCCCGGCATTATTGCCACTTGGCAACTCACCGCCTTCCAAGGCTTGCAGGGCGCACAAGGATACCAGGGCAATCAAGGATTTCAAGGAACCCAAGGCGTTCAAGGCACACAGGGAGTTCAGGGAGCCACGGGTAGCCAAGGTGCCACAGGCGCACAGGGCAGTACCGGAGCACAAGGTGCCACAGGCGCACAGGGCAGTACCGGAGCACAAGGTTCCACAGGAGCGCAGGGTGCTACCGGAAGTCAAGGACCACAAGGTTTTCAAGGTACCCAAGGAAACCAAGGAACTCAAGGAAACCAAGGCGCACAGGGCGCTACGGTTCCGATAAGCAACCCACCTTCGCTGAGTGGATACCTTGCTTGGTCATTTGACGGAGCGTCTGTGCAAGCATCAACTCTCGCCCCAACGAAGGGTGTTGCTTACTACCAAGCAGTATATTTGTACTCGGGGCAAGTAATCAGCAATATCTCTTGCTACCTGACGGTTGCTGGAACTTCAGTCACAAGTAGCTACATCGCATTATTCAATGCAACCACTAGGGTTGCTATTACCAATGCCATCACAACTACCTTCCAGTCCACAGGGCTTGTAAACACTGCACTTGCCTCGTCGTACACGGTTCCCTCTAGTGGAATCTATTGGGTTGCTGTTTTGATTGGTAACGGAACCACAACTTCCCCCACCCTTTACTGCAACCCGATTACTACAGGAATTGTGAACCCATTCACCATCAGCGCCAACACCCTTTCTGGTGCGAGAAACGTGACATTGGGAACTGGTTTGACAGCATTGCCGTCCTCGATTTCTGGTACGCCTGCATCAGCGGGGCAACAGCCGTGGGTGGGACTGTACTAAAATGATGGACTCACCTTACGCAGCATCTACCTACTCGGCAGACCCGTCTTACCACGGGCCTCTGTTCAAGTTTGAGCCGCCTACGGTCAATGATATCCCGTGGTATCTGCCTACGGATCATGGCCCTGCCGTTTCCCTGCTTCGCCACTACCGTCCCAAGACCCGTGGTGTAAACGTTTTTGTCTTATCTGATAATACGGTGGCGCAGGACACAGCGACCTCGGAGAACTCCAATACCAACTACCCTTTGCCGTGGATTCTCAACGACCCTTCTGGCCCGTTTGCCTACACGACCAACTGGGATTTGACCATTGAAACCGCATCCCTCCCTGTGTGGATTCAATACGTCTATTATGGGAGTCACATCTACACCATCAACCAGTTCGAGGCGACCTTCCTCACCAACGCTGGCTACGGTGACCGAATCACTGCACTCTAGGAGATACCATGCCTAATCGTGAACTAGCCGGAGTCCTGAACCAGCTTGCCGGAACTACAGGACTTGAAGCCCAAGCAGCCGCTAACGTCTGGGCTGGCCTTAACCGTCCTTACCGTGAACTTGTCGGTGCATTGAACTACAAGGCTGGCACCGTTGGCAAGGAGTTTGCCGGTGTCTGCAATATCCTCGCTGGCACTACCGGACTCGCTGGCATCCACGCCCTGAACGTCTTGGCAGGGAACGTATCCGCATGAGCGTAAAGCACTTTGGACAACACGGTGACGACTGCTTCGCTTGCAGAATCAAGTCAGTGTCCTTTGCTGCATCCGCCATGCCCACTCGCAAGCCCGAGGTAGTAAGCACGGTTCAAGCTGAGAAGCGTCTTGTCAAGGATCGCACTGCGTTCAAGGCTATGCGAGACCAGGGGATTCAGCCTGCTCGCCTCAAGGGTGCTGCTGACCTTCAAGACCGTGCCACCACCAAGCACGAGATTGAAACAGGCAAACTTATCGGCAATGCTTCTGTCGCTGCCAAGGTGGAGTCCACCGTCAAGGAACTAGCGAATCAGTGAAGATTGCTGCCCACTATGACCACAGCCCCGTCACCGGATACGGGAGAATGTCTGCGGAGATTGTCGCGGCCATTCGTCGGGCAGGCGTGGAAGTGGTGGACGCACCTGACCAATCGGTAGAGAACGTCCTGTTTATGACCCCACCCCACCGTCCTGACGGATGGTACAAGGGGCAGAAGGCAACCATTCTTACTATGTGGGAGACCACCGAGCTTGCTTTCGAGCACAACGCAGCGGTCCCCGGCTACGACACAGTTCTCGTTCCCTCCATGGCGAACTACGAACTGTTCAGCCAGGTCAACCCCAACACCCATGTCGTCCCCTTGGGTTGCAACTACGACCAATGGAAGCCTGTCAAGCGTTCCTACTCTGACCCATTCACCGTCATTACGGCAGGGCAGGGTGGACGGCGCAAGGGCATTGACATCTCCATCCGTGTGTTCAAGCGGTTTCGAGACATCATCAAGGCAGAGGGCTTCCCTGCTCCCCGCCTGCTTATCAAGTCCGTAGTCACCCTTGAGAACCCTGACCCCGGCATCCTCATCTTTGATTACCCCATGCTTGAGGACGAGGAAATCAACTTCTACGAGTCGGGCCACGTCTACCTTGGCCTCAGTCGAGGCGAGGGTTGGGGCATGATCCCCCACCAGACCATTGCTCAGGGTATGCCTACCATCCTCTCAAACGCCCACGGTCACGCTGCCTTCGCACGATTCGGCCTTGGAGTGGACTGTGGCTGGATGGAAGCCGAGAATGGTGTCTGGGGACGCAACGGGAATTGGTGGTCTCCTAACGAAGATCAGGCCCTTGCCCACCTGCTTGACGTATTTCACAACTATGAGCAGCACGCCGAAGCAGCAATGCTCAACGCTGAGGGAATCCGCAACGAGTTCACTTGGGATCGCACCGCCGAGGAAATCCTGTCGCACTTGTCCTCCTCGCCTGACTTCAAGGCAGGGGAATGGTATGAGTGTCCTCAACGGTATCTGACCCTTCGAGTCTCGAAGCCTGCCGAGGCAAGCATTGGTGGAGTTCTCCACAGTTTCGTTCCCGGCACGGACTATGACGTAACCGCAGATGTCAAGCGGGTTATGTATGACGCAGGCTACCTCGATGAATCCTGCCTTGACACGGCTGAAAAGGGATTCTTAGAGCGCACCTCTGCTGGTAAAATCTTTATAGACAAGGACTTGGACGCATGACGACATTTAACGATTGGATTGAAAAGGCTTGGAGGCGTGTCAACTCTGGCACCGCCGAGTCAACTGTCCAGCTCAACGCAGCAGTAGACGCAGTTTCAACAGAAATCTTCGTAACCCCTATCAACTCCACGGCAATGCGGGTTGGCGCTCGCCTGTCTGTGGACATGGAGGTTATGTACGTCACCTCTTGGAACGCAGGAACCGGAGAGGCTTACGTCATCCGTGGCTACGAAGGCTCAACCGCCGCCGCCCACGCCAACAACGCACTTGTTTACATTCAGCCCAAGTACACCCGATTTGACATTGGTGTGGCGCTGAACGACGAACTCGCTCGCCTGTCCTCACCCGACCAAGGCTTGTTCCAGGTCAAGCATCAGGACATCACCTTCAACCCTGTCTACATGGGTTATGACCTGACACAGGCAGTCAACGACAACTTCATTGACATCATGGAAGTTCGCTACAAGATCCCGTTCCCGACTCGGAACTACCCCGGCATCCACCGTTGGAAGGTTCTTCGCTCCATCGGTGACACCACCACCTTCCCCTCGGGCGCAGGCATTGTGTTCTACGAGGGTGGGTATCCGGGCCAGCCCGTGTACGTTCAGTACTCGGCACCGTTCACGCAGGTAGATGTCAGCACGGCAAACCTCAACTCTGATGTTCGCACCTTGACAGGCATGACCGCCACGATGCTTGACATCCCACCATTGGGTGTCGAGATTCAGTTGACCTTGCCCCGTGAGATTCGCAGGAACTTCATGGAGTTTCAGCCTGACCCTCGCAAGGCTCCCGAAGTCCCGTCAATGGCTGTCTCCAACTCCGTCCAAGCACTTACGGTTCTCTACAACCAGCGGGTGTCGGAAGAAGCAGGTCGTTTGAGTCGTCAGTACACAAGGGTTGAGGGCTGGTGAGTACCGCTTACACCAAGCCGTACATCCGCCCTGCCTTCAACTTTGGGCCTACTTCGCCCACGGCANCGGAGACTATTTCTCCACCGTCGCATGGGTTCCCCATCAGCATTGCTGGTCGAAACTACATGGCAGATACGTCCTTTGAGCCGTACCGCCGTGAAGCTTTCAACCACAAGTCCCTGCAACCACAGCGTCAGTCGCTTCACTTCACCAACCTTCCCGACGATGGCACTGTGTCCACAGAAGGTCTGTGGCGGCGTGAGGCTCGGGACTGGTCGCTTGGCTCTGGGCAGATTTACTTTGACCGCAAGGGGTCAGCAGACAACCGTTTTGCCCACAGCAAGGGTGTAGACCCATGGGTTCAGTGGCAACTTTCGTTGCTGCCTGACACGATAGCGCAGTATTCAATGTCTGGTGGACCGAGCAGGTCTATCATCAAGGCGATTCGTTGTGGTCAGTATGTGTTCCACGCAGAGGCAACTGCAAGTGGTTCTGGCCTTTATTACCGAACTTCATGGAGTTCGTCTACCGCTATTACCGGCACAATCACAGGAACAATCCTTGATATGTGTTCAGACGGATACAGCGTTTATGTTGTCACGACAACGGGTGTATGGATTGTCACGCCAAAGCTTAGTGGGTTGACGCAAACTCAACTTGTTCTCGGTGGAGACTCGGCTGGACACAGCGGAGCGCACAGCACTTGGCTTGCGGCGGATACATCATACGACCTTCAAGCAAAGATCGCTTATGTTGGCAATCGTTTGATTCTTGCGTTTAGCAACTTGGCCCAATGGGACAATGCAGCAGGAACCTACCACCCCGGCGCTGCACTCTTTGACCTATCTAGCCATACCGCAGGAACGGCACTTTCGCCCTCTGCCCCCGAGTGGCTGTTTACTCACCCGAACGCTCAGTGGGTATGGAGTGGCATCGCTGCTTCTTCAACAAGCATTTACATTTCTGGTTACAGCTCTACCGATAATGGTGCTATGTCTGCCGTTTACCGCACGGGCATTGACCAAGCAGCCGCAGCAGGCTCAGTTCCCAACTTGTCGTCGCCTGTTGTCGCTCTCCCAATGCCGCCAGGGGAATACCCCACGGCAATCAAGGGTTACATGAACTATATTTTCCTTGGCTCTAACAAGGGAATCCGCATGTGCGAGGCAAACTCCTCCACCTCTACGGGCGGTGCCGGTGAACTCAAAGCTGGGCCACTGATCCCCAACGTCACTGAGGAAGTCGCTAGTCCTGTTGTTGGCATTACGGCGAACAACCGTTATATCTATTGGACTTGGAATAACTTTGACGATACCTCTTGTGGCCTTGGTCGCCTTGATCTGACGCAATTCATTGACCCACTTGCTCCGGCGTATGCGTCAGACTTAATGATTTCAAGTGGTTTGTATCGAACAATCAAATGGTTGGACTGGGATCCGATTACCGACAGTCCTTTGATGACAGCGCCACTTTCCATTTATACGGCAGACCCAGACAACTGCGTTGCCTCGGGAACCGTCAATTCCGGTCTGATTACTTACGGTATCCCCGACAACAAAAACGCCGTCAAGATGGATGGAAACGTAACTAACGCAGGAGATTCGATTTCTTCTGCTGCATCCTTTTTGCTGTTGGTTGACGACCACCCATCCATTGACCTTGGTTCTTACAACGGGAACAGTCGCAAGTTCACACTTGGATTCAATCAGCAATTTGGCGAACAGTACACAATCACTACTACGCTTACTGCCGGAGTCACCTATGACAGTAGTGGGGTAAGCCACCGAGTATCCCCCACACTGAACCGTTGGACTCTCAAGGCTTTGCCAGGTATCCCCTCGGGCATTATGATTAACGTCCCGATTCTCATGTACGACAACATTGAGGTTGATGGTCAGGTGATTACTTACGACCCTTACGCTGAGTACACCTTCCTTGAAAACCTACGTCAGACGCAAACCGTAGTGACGTATGTGGAAGGAACCTTTACGGCGCTTTGCACAGTTGACCTCATCCACTGGCTTCCCGAGCGTCGAAGGATGGTCACTCAGGGTGGCTATCACGGCGATCTGGTTGTTTCCCTCAAGACGATTTCAGGATAATGGAGTAGAATAGAACAATGGCTTTCCCCGATATTTCAACTGTTCGGTCCTATGGCGGCGGTGCGCTGCCTAGCGTCCTGACGGGTTCCGGTATTAGTTCTACCGGCACTAGCTTTACAGTTGCCGATGCTTCAACGTGGGTTGAGAACGGCACTTCCAACCCTCTTGGCACCTCTGGCCCATTCGTTGTTGCCATTGACTACGGCGAGACCAACGAAGAAAAGGTACTGTGCTCTAGCCTGAACCTCACCACCAACACCGTCACGGTTTATTCCTCGGGCGGAAGCATTGGTCGTGCTTACGATAACTGCAATGTTCCTCTTGGAACCTCCGCTGGTACGGGCGTGACCCACGCAGCCAACGCTGTTGTTGTCCCTGTGTTTACTTCTGTTGAAGCACAAGCGGCAAACAATGTTGGCTCAAAAACTCTTGGCTTGGTCACTTCACCCGGAGACCTGCTTGTTGGAAATGGCACGCAAAGCCTTACCCGCAAAGCCATTGGAACTTCCGGCCAAGTGCTTTCCTCAAATGGAACCACTGTGAATTGGCAGAAGGTTGCTCCTGCAAATGTTGACCCCTCGGGTACAAGCGCAGGGCAGGTTCTTATTTCCACTGGATCTTCTTCCGCTCCCACTTGGCAAGACAACAAGGGACAGGCGTACGTGGGTTCGTCAACCCCGTCAGCAACAATCTCTGGTGCTTTGTGGTGGGACACAACTAACGCCATCCTCAAGGTCTACAACGGTGGTTGGATTCCTACCCCTGGCGACTCAACGTGGCAGACGGTCAGTTCGTTCTCTAACTCATGGGCTTCTACCTCTGGTATTTCCTACCGCAAGATCGGCAACCGTGTCCAGCTTCGAGGACAGTTCACCACCGCAGGCACCGCTGTCGCTACGGCATTTACTTTGCCATCCGGTTATCACAACGGTTCTGTCACGATGCGATTCCCAACGGGTTACGCAAACTCAAGCATTTGCAACGTGGTCATTGACACAAGCGGTAACGTCATCCCGCAGGTATCTGCAACTACTTGGCTTGATGGCATTACCTTCTTGGTTGACTGATGGCTATTTACCCTAAGGCGCAATGGCACGGGCCTGTCCCGAACCAAGGCGGACAGATGGGCAACATCCGGCTCGGTGTTGTTCACATTATGGCGGGCACCCTTAGCGGATCTGACGGATGGTTCCACAACCCCTCCGCTCAGGTCTCTGCTCACTTTGGCATTGGCAAAGATGGAACCGTCTTTCAGTGGGTGGACACCGCCAACGTCGCATGGGCGGAAGCCAACTACAACGGTGAAGCAATCTCGATTGAGAACGAAGGCAACTCTGGCGAGCAGTTGACGCTTGCACAGGCTGTTGCTTTGTCTGAGCTGATGGTTTGGGTTTACCAAACACACAACGTACCGATTGTCCGTGTCACTGACCCTAACGCTTCGGGTTGGATTGGTCACGGCGAACTCGGCGTTGCGGGTGGCAACCACCCCTCTTGCCCCGGACAACCGATTCTTGACCAACTTCCCGCAGTCATCAAGGCTGCATGGGCAATCCTATTCCCACCAGCACCAGCGCCCCAGGAGGACATTGTGCATATGCCAACTCTACACAAGGGGGACAAGGGCGATTTCGTCTACACCCTCCAAGGCTTGCTGAACGGCAAGTGCAAGCAGGGCATCAAGGTCACGGGCGTGTACGACGACGCTACGGCGAACGGTGTCAAGAACGTCAAGTCATTCTTCCATGGCCCGAACCAAGACCCCACGCTTGTTGGCGATTGGGTTTGGAAAACTCTATTCGGAATCTAATGGGCTGGGATTATTGGGACAAAGTGATGGGCGTTATCTCCTCTGTTGGAATCGTTCTTGGCTTCATTAGCGGAGTCATCGCTTTGGCAGTCAGGTCGTATCGAAAGTACAAGGCAAAATTATGATTGGTTCAGAAGAATCCTTTATCCACCGTTGGCAGGTCAAGGCGCTGTCGTGGTTTGACAACTGGTTCACTTCGCCCGAGTGCGTGTGGCAGACCCTCTTTGTCTGCGTCATCATTTGTATTGTCGAGGTTGCCTTCCCGAACCTTGACCCTCACTACTTCTACCTTCTCGCCATCCTGACTCTGTACTCTGCTGTCACTCAGCCTGCTCTGGCTCAGGCCTCTGCTGCCACCACCCGTCAGTTGCAGACCATCATCGAGCGACAGGCAAAGATCATTGAACTCATGCACGAGGAACTTGAGGAGACCAACGAAATCCTTGAGGATGTTCGTGACCTGAACCTTAGGAACGACTAATGTTCTGGAAGATCGTGATGTACTCGGCCATCGGCTCTGTCGGCATGGCTGTCCTTGACTACACCTCGACCATCCTGACTCACGCAATCACGGCAGGCAGGGGACACCTCGCCGGTCTGATGAATGTCCTCTATGACGTAGCCAACCTCACCGTCCTCTCTGTGGCAGGCGTAGCTCTGACTCACGACTTTGGAATGTGGGGCTACCTCGGAGTGTTACCTATATTGGTAACGGCATACCTTGTCACCTACCACGCCACGATGATTGGCAAAGAGCATGTGGTGGATGAGGAGGAAGTCGCTGCCGACGACGAGCGGGACCGAAAGATCCTGTGGCTAGAGAAGCAACTGCTTGCAGGAAAGGCAGAACAATGAACAACCTTGGAGTTACGCTTGCATCTATCTGGCTCGGACTTTGTGCCGCAGCCGCCATCTTTTTTGTCGCAAGGAGTAAACAGTGACGCAACCAGGAGACCTCGTACTTGCCCATTCGAAGGGCGCTTTCGCCACGCTTATCCGCTTTGGTCAGTGGCTCCGTCCCTCGTGGAGGCCCTACAAGAAATGGAACCACGCCGCAATCGTGGTGGATGTCATCGGCACCGAAATCACCTGTGTCCAGATGGGTCGCCGTGGTCAGCGTGTGAACATCAGCAAGGTATCTCCCGGTGGCTACAACGCCATTCTCCCCTGCCCTTCGGACATTGACCGTGCCAAGGCAGTCGCCTACGCAGTCAAGCAGGTCGGGGTCAAGTACTCCGTAGCAGCCATTTTCTCCATCGCCCTGACCCTCCTCACCCCGAAGATGTTCCACTTTGACTTCCGGCGCAAGGGGGATTCACTCATTTGCTCCGCACTTGTGGCAAGATCTTGGGAGCATGGTGGATGGACATGCCCTACAGACCCATTCCAGATTACCCCCGCAGAATTGGCGAAGGCTGTGGAGGCCAACCAAGGGAGTTAACAAATGTCGGCAATCCCTACCCATGTAGTGATACCAGACTGTCAGACCAAGCCGGGAGTTCCGCTTGACCATCTCGTATGGATTGGTCAGTACATCGTGGACTCGTTCGCTGGCAAGGAGAGCGTCAAGATCATTAACCTTGGCGATTTTGCTGACATGGAATCTCTGTCGTCGTACGACAAGGGTAAAAAGGAAATGGAAGGAAGGCGTTATGCCAAGGACATCGAAGCCGCAAACTACGCATGGGAACTCCTCAACAAGCCCCTCGTTGAACATAACCTTACACGCCGACGCTTCAAGGAAAAGCAATGGTGGCCTGAGCGTCACATCACCTTGGGCAACCATGAAGATCGAATCAGCAGGGCTATCTCTCTCGATGCCAAGCTCGAAGGCACAATCTCCGAGGACGATTTAGATTACGCCAAGACCGGCTGGCAGGTTCACAACTTCCGTGACATCCTCTGGCTTGATGGGGTGGGTTACTCCCACTACTTCTACAACCAGATGAACGGGCGACCTCTCGGTGGTGCGGTGGAGAACAGGCTCCGCCAGATCGGTCACTCATTCACGATGGGCCACCAGCAAGTCCTTCTCTATGGTGTGCGGTATGTCGCAGGCAAGCAGCAGAACGGATTGGTCGCAGGGGCAGCGTACCTCCACGACGAGGACTACCTCGGGCCGCAGCAGGCGTATTGGCGGGGCATCATCGTCAAGCACCAGGTCGAGGACGGGTCGTATGACCCCATGTTCGTCAGCCTTGACTACCTCTGTCGCAGATACACGGGCAAACGGCTGGCAGACTACCGCCCAAAGCTGTATGCTCCCGTGAGTGATTAGTGTCTTTACCCCCTCGCACAACCCAAAGTACCTAGACGAAGCCTACGAATCCCTTAAGAAGCAGGTCTATGAGGATTGGGAGTGGGTCGTCTTTCTCAATGGTGAGGCTCACGATTGGTGGCCCGAGGGACTAGATGATCCCCGAGTCAAGATCGTCCGCTCCAATCACCGTGAAGGCATGGCAGTTGGGGATGCCAAGGCTGACGCTGTGCTGTGGTGCTCCGGGGAAATCCTTGTAGAGCTTGACCACGACGACATCCTTGTACCGGGGGCGCTTACCCTCGTAGCCAAGAGGTTCGAGCAGCACCCTAACGCTGGCTTGATCTACTCAGACTTCCGTCACATCAACGAGCAGGGCGAGAAGTTCCACCACCCCTTTAATCCTGCCTATGGGTGGAATCAGTCCGTTGACGGGTGGGTACTCGGATTCCCTCCTGTCCCCTCTGCCGTGTCGTATATCTGGTACGCACCGAACCACCTACGAGCGTTTTCTAGGGCCGCATACGACGCTGTAGGGGGCTATGACAGGACGCTAGACATCCTTGATGACCAAGACCTGATGGCTCGGCTGTATCAGTACGGTGAGTTCTATCCAATCAAGTGGCCTATCTATCTTCAGCGGGTTCACTCGGAGCAGACGCAGGCTCGCCAAGACCTGAACGCTCGCATCCAGACCGAGACCGTACAGATGTACGACAGGACTATCGAAGCCAACGCTCTCGCATGGGCGAAGCGACGAGGCTTGAAGCGACTCGACCTCGGTGGGGCGCACAACTCCCCTCCCGGCTATCAGTCCGTAGACCTGCACGATGCCGACATAACGGGCGACGTTATGGAAGTCCTGTCCAACATGCCCAACAATTCGGTGGGAGTGATCCGGGCTTGCGACTTCCTCGAACACATCCCCAACCCTGTCCCCCTGATGAACGAGTGCTACAGGGTGCTACGGCACGGGGGGATGATGCTCACTTCCACCCCTTCCACCGACGGGCGTGGTGCTTTCCAAGATCCGACTCACGTTTCCTTCTGGAATGAGCACTCCTTCTGGTACTACACCAACGCCGAGTTCGCCAAGTACGTCCCGGAGATTACCTGCCGGTTTCAAATCTCACGGCTGTACACCGATTGGCCTCGTCCCAACATTGCTTATGTTCACGCCAACCTTGTCGCAATCAAGGATGGCCCACGTCTACCTGGGGAGCTACTTATCTAATGGAACTTCTATGCCGATGCGAGAAGTGCGGAGCCGCCTATTCGTTGGGCGACATGCGGTATCTCCCGCAGCCTTCCATGCTGATGACGTTCCTCGCAGACATCCTCCACGACCACGTTTGTAAAAAGGCTTGACATCTTCCACGCACTCCATTAGTATCAACATTGCTAGGGGAAACCCCAGCGATACCAAGGGAGAACAGCGTGGAACAAACCACCGATGGATTGCCCCTCACGCCGAAGCAGGCGATTGAAGGGCTGACAACCGTGTACCAGCGGTTGATTGTTATTGGGCAACAGCTCAGGGACTTGTCGGACACCTTGCTCCAAGCGGGCAATGTATTTACCGACCAGCAGACTGAACTGCACCGGATGTACAACACCTACGAGAGCGTTGACCCTAACGAGGTGCGTTATGGCGACTGATCTTGTAGCACCCCGAGTGTATGTTCCAAGTATGGACAAGCACTACCCACTGTTCCTTTCAGCGGAGCAGGCAGCACGGGTCTTGGGGCTGTCTCGGCCTACCGTCATGCGGCGGATTGAGTCAGGCGTTCTCAAGGCACAGAAATCAGAGACCGGCGTTTGGAACGTGGAGACCACCTCCATCTTCTCGAACCTTGGACTCTTGACGGAAGTGAGGACTATCAATGTCTGATTGGAAGATCCCTGTAGAGCCTCGGTTCACTCAGCTCTTTGTTGAGGATCAGATGGCTCGCAACGCTGAGGCAGGCAAGAAGGCGCAGGCTTTTGACACGCCGTTCCGCTTCAGCGACTCAGGCAAGTGTGGTCGGGCGATGGCCTACTCCATGCTGGGCTACGAAGGCGAACCCTTTGACGCAGCAGGAACCTTTGTCGTTGGACTCGGTACGTTGATTCATGAGATTTGCCAAGAGGCAATCCTTGGTCGTTACCCCGATGCCAAGTTCGAGGTTCCGTCCAAGACTGCTACCTCCTCGGGCCACGCCGACGCAATCATCCCCACTGACGACCTCGGGCTTGTCCTGTGGGAACTCAAGACGATGAACGGCACGGCAGCGAAGAAGTCAATCGGTTTCAACACAAAGGGTTGGAATGAACCGGTAGGGCCACGGATTTCTACCGTTCTTCAATCGGCGTTGAACGCTCAGGCTAATGATTGTGACACCATCGTGGTCGGACACATTGCACTCGAAGCTATCTCGAAGGGGCTTGCGGAAAAGTGGGATGTCTCGGAGTTCATGCGGTTCATCGCTGAGTGGATCATCCCCAAGGAAGAATGGGAACCTCTGGCTGACCTAGAGACCGCTCGGCAAATGAAAATTATTGACTCTGTAGAATCAGGTTCTTTGCCTCATCGCATGGCTATGGACGATGATGGTCACGAAGTTAACCTTGATCCCGAGAGTTCTCGTTATTGGCAATGTCAGTATTGTTCGCACCGAACCCGGTGCATGAGCGATGGCGGTGGAGAACCAGCCATCACGGAAGGAAACTAATCATGGCTCACTTTGATTTGAGCAACTACGCAACTGTGGCTGAACGCATCACACAGTTCTACGCCGACCACCCGGACGGACGTATCCACACCCGTTTGCTGAACACAACCGATGGCAAGCAGGCTCAGTTCATCGTCCACGCTGAAATCTACATCGGTGACGACGAGCGCCCTGTGGCTACCGGCTTGGCAGAGGAGCACTTCACTGACCGTGGGCCGAACGAGACCTCGCCGTTGGAGAACGCTGAGACCTCAGCCATTGGTCGAGCCTTGGTGAATTGGAAGTACAGCAGCACCGCAGCAGACCGTCCCTCTCGTGAGGAGATGTCAAAGGTGAACAACAACTCCAAGCAGGGTGTTCCGCCTCAGGTCAAGGACGCAATCAAGTCCACCAGCCCGAAGCACGAAGTCAACGCTGACTCACGGTGGGAGACCATCAAGCAGGGTGCAGCAGCAGATCCATCTAACACCTTCCTCTCAGACCTTGTGAAGAAAGGTGAGCAGTATGGCAACCTGTCAGAGAAGCAACTCGGAGCAGGATTCAACGCTGCTCGTAAGGTGCTTGACGCAGCGACCCCTCGGGCCAACGATGTTATTCAGGCGTTCCCCGGAGCGACTGAGGTGCTACCAGGTGAGGAGCCGTTCTAATGGGAACCGCATTTGTAGACGACGATGGCGCAGTCCTTACTATCGAGGAGGGAGAGAACTTCGTCATCACCATTGACGAGGAATACTCCATCAAGCTCACCACCGATCAGGCGCAGCAACTCCGTGATTGGCTTGGCTTGCACGTTGCCAACACTCCGAAGCAGCGAACTCCTGTCGAGGGCGACTCACGGTGGGCAGCGATTGTTGAGGGTGCCAATAAGAACCCCGACAACACTTTCCTTGTGAGCTTGCTCGAACAGGGGCAGAAGTGGGGAGAGCTGACCGAAAAGCAGTTGTCGGCTGGCGCAGCAGCAGCAATGAAGGGTTGACAATCTAGTAACCTTTCACTACATTTCATAGTGACCCATCGACCAAGGGAGGAAAAATGGGTAAAATGAAAGATCAGATTATTGCGAATCTGCCGGACGAGTCTGAGGTACAGGCTGCATTGGCAGAGGCGTGGGAACACCGAGAAACGATTGCGGTTGCCAAGGATAAATTGGAAGCCTTGTGGTCGGTTCTCCATCTAGCAAAGAGCCTTGTTGATAGTTCGTACTTCAAGTGTGGGGAAGTCCACAAGATTTTGTTGACGAACGCACTCAAAGCATACGATGAGGCATCAGAGCGTGATGACCGTGGCTATGCAGCATGGGCCAGCATCAAGTTCCCCAAGGAGGCATCGTGACCATTGAGGATTGGGCTACCAAGCTCACCGACGAAGCGATCCAGCGTGCCGACGACCACGCTAGGGCGACTTGGAAGGAGGCAGCACTCGACGGTGTTCGGGTGCTGTCCTTCTCCAAGGAGCGATTCACCACCGATGATGTGTGGGAGTACCTAGAGTCGGCAGGCCGTACAACCCATGAACCCCGAGCGATGGGAGCCATTATGCGTAAGGCTGTCAAGGAAGGATTCATCCGTAACACCGGAGAGTTCGTGAAGTCGAGGCGACCCGAGTGCCACTGTCGTCCGGTGGCAGTTTGGGAGGCGGTTTGATACGGGCTATCGCAGTTGCAGTCAGTGTGACTCTCGGAGTCCTCTGGCCTTCTGTGACAGACTCAGCCCCGGCTCCTAAGGAGCCTCCTAGTACCACCACCACGATTGTCACGACGACTACGGCACCAGGCGTAGATCCGTCACTGATTGCAGCGTGGGGAAAGGTGGCTGTCTGCGAGTCGGGTGGTTGGGTGGTGCTGGGAAGCGCCTACCCCAACAGTCTCGGCATGACCGCAGCAAATTGGTACAACTTTGGCGGGACATCAGATGTGTCCCCCGAGGCGCAAGTGAAAGTGGCAGAGAGATTTCGAGCAGCCTACGGCATCGGAATCCCTGACCAGAATGGATGCGAGGGAGCATGGTAATGGATTTTGGTGAATGGTTGGATTACGGAATTGCTCAGGGATTCTGTTCACCACAGTTTTGTGAAACACATGATGGTGGGCCATGGTCAGGCAAAGAGCTAGAACTGTGGGAGAGTGGGGAAGATCCCTGCCGACACATGGTCAGGCTCGGTACAGAAAAGGATTGGGATGAGAACCTTTAAATGTCCTAAGTGTGGACTGATTCAAATAGCTCTCGGTAGCCTCGTCGCTCACCGTTGCACGATGAATAAGAATCGTATGACCCAGATGGAGGTTGTGGATGAAGCGCAGCCCGATAAACCGAGTAAGTAAAAAGCGCAAGGCGCAGAACGCAACACGCAAGATTCTTCTTGCAGATAAGTATGGCCCGCCTGCTTATTGGAAGTGTGAGATAGGCCCGATCATTGGGGATGCTTGCTTTGGCCCTGTCAATGGTCACGAACTTCTCAAGCGTTCTCGTGGTGGGTCAATCACTGACCTTGACAACATCATGCTTGCTTGCAATTATCACAATGAATGGGTTGAGTCTCACCCTCAAGAGGCACACGAGTTGGGTCTAGCGATCCACAGCTGGGAGAAAAATGACGACACCACAGAAGGCTAAGGGTTCGCAGTTCGAGCGGGACGTAGCAAAGTTCCTCGCAGAGAACGGACATCCTTACGCTGAGCGCCGATACGGAGCAGGCAACACACAGGACAAGGGCGACATCAACGGTTTGCCAGGTCTCGTGATCGAGTGTAAGAATCACAAGTCACTTGACTTCGCTGGTTGGTTACGCGAGGCTGAGGTTGAAAGAGCCAACGCTAAGGCTGACTACGGCATCGTGGTCGCCAAACGCAGAGGCAAGGGAGCAAGCGAAGCTTATGTTGTGATGACATTGGCAGACTTTGCAAGACTATGGAAAGAAAGGGATGGAAGATGAGTGACAAAGAGGCAAAGCGCAAGCGGGATTGGGCAAGCGACAACCGCCAAGGCAAAGGGCCAGAGGACAGGACGTTCACTATCAGCGAGATCCTGAAGGCTCGTGGCTACGAAATCAAGGAGGCATCGTGAGCAACTACCCAAGCGGAGTGAGCAGCAGCGACTTCGACGACGACAGCGACTACCGACCTTGTAGGAACTGTGCGGTGATCCTGCTGGAGCACAAGCGAGAGTGCCAAGACAGAGACTTGGAGAACACCGGCCACGAATGGAACGGTGAGGAATCTTCTCGTCCTCAATACGAGGAAGCACCTTTGGGCATGTGGGATGACTGACACCGTGATCCCGTGGCTATGCCCGCACTTGACAAATTGGATGACCAACAAACCTGTTTGCGATTGCGTGGTCATCTCCATCAGCCGTGCAGCAGCAGAGGATTTGGTGGCGGATGAAATCTTTATCAGCGCCAAGACGATGACCGAGTTGGAGTACGCAGCACTCCACGCTTTAGAACGGGAGGCAGAGTGAGCGAGACCCAAAAATGGCCCGAGACCGACTTGTACCCAGGCGAGACAATCATTGTGGACACCGTGACCATCAGCAAAAAGATTGCGGAACAAATACTTGACTTTCCGTTTTCTCCTGAACATTGGCGACAGTGCATGGCAGTAGCACTAAAGGATGAGTGCGACCACCGTTGGGTCAACATTAACTATGGCCCACCTCGCTCGTGGTGCTTGGATTGCAAGAGGATGAGGAACGGACACCTTGCCGACGCTTAGGAATCAGAATCACAAGAACCCTTGGCACGCAAGAGCCAAACGGGACGACCTAGAAATCTCTCTCGGCTACTACCCGACGAGGGAGGAAGCAGAGAAGGTCGAAAGAATGTTTGCCCGTGACTACCCACCAGCACCGAGGGGAGCACGCAAGACGCATAAGGAGGAAATCAGTGCTTAGTTATAACCAGGTCGCAGAAGCGATTGAAATTGAAGGCAGGCGGATCGGTCAGCTCGCAGAGGAAATTGCCGAGTGTGCCAATAACGCGGCAGAAGCCGAGGCAGACCACAAGATCGAAGTTGCTAAGGCTCGTGTCAAGTACGTCAATGACCGAGGGGCAGAAGGCATCAAGCCCACTGTTTCACAGACTGAGGACTATGCCACGCTAATTTGCGCTGAGAGCCTTCGGAATTATCTGGTGGCACGAGAGGCCCTAACAGCAATTAGAGAGGCTCTACGGGCAGCACAGGCACGTCTGGACGGACTGAGGACGCTTGCAGCGGGATACAGGCAGGCAGGAGGGTGAATTTCATGGAAGAAGTAGAACCCTTGGGCCGGTGGCGTGACCGCGCTGAGTGCAAATCCATGCACCCCGATGAGTTCTTCCCCGAGTCAGGGAAGGCAAGTGACGCAGCCTACAAAGCCTGCTCCGAGTGCAAGGTCAAGCGAGATTGTCTTGATTACGCGTTGACTGATCCTTGGATCAAGGGAATGTGGGCAGGAACTAATGAAGCGGAGCGTTCAAAGATTCGGCGTGGAAGGCTCAAGAAGGAAGTGGCGCTCGCGCTTAGTGCTAATGCGCCCAATACCCACGACATGAAGCCAGGTCGGAGGCATTGCTTGAACTGTGGTCAGGGATTTGTGCCTTCAAAACTCAGGTCACAGCAAAAGTATTGTTGCGCTGGTTGCCAACAGTCACGGAATCGTAGAGTAGCCAGAGCGAATAGGTCTACTGAGTAGAAAAATCGCGCTTAGTGCTAATACATAGAAACGACAAAACCCTAGGCCGGAGAGAGAGCTACAGCCTAGGGTTTGTCTATGCCAAAGGGAGAAAGGGAACCCTTGGCAATGGGTGAGTGTATCACACTCAGATAGATAGCGTTTCCCTTCACGCTTTACCATTATTGCTGGTCAGAGACTTATGATCTCAATTCCCACGTTCCGCTGGTGTTTCCGTTGGAGTCGATTACCCTTCCGCTGGTTTCGTACTCATCCAATTCATCAGCAATCTTGCGTAGTGAATCAGCGAGAGCTGAGAAATCAAGCGAGTCAGGATCATGTGGATCTCTCCAACCATCGTTATCAAGCCTGATCGTTGCTACAAATTCATTCATAATCTGTTCCTCTCTTTATTGGTCAGCCAAAATTCAAACGCTTAGACAATTCAGCAGCGATGCGTTCATCATGCTCTAAATTTTCCGTTTTCTCATCCCAACACAATTCCCACTGTTCAGTCTGAGGATTCCATACATTTCCATCATTCAAATAAGCGTTGGTGTCATCAAAATGGAATTCAATAGTTCCATCATCATGCTCAACACCAAAAATTACAAAGTGATGCTGTTTCATAATTGTCCCTTTCTCTACTGATGAGCCTCATCAGAGCGGAGCACTTACTCCGCTTACCTTCGTTTCCCAACGATGGTTTCGGCTCTGTCAGCCTTCAAATACCAGCTTTTTAGTCCCTGGTTCCTCAAAGATGTATGAGTCTCCGTAGGCATGAGCACGCTCTGTCAATTCTTTGCCATTGGGTAGGCCACGATCCCAAAATCCTGCTCCGTGACCATTCTGTGTTAGGTAGAGATCGTGACCAGCCTGTTCGGGAGTCCAATCTTCGACCAAAAGATCAACGTTTGAACGGTAGAAATCTAAAACGATTTCTGCCATGCGTCGTCTTGACTCCACAGTGAGATCAGATTCTCTGCCACGATTGTCAAAAGTAATCGGCCCTAGTTCAGGATCATCTTCGTAGCAACCAGCCCACAGAGCGCACTCTATGTATGCGTCAACCATTCTGTTGAGATACGTTGCACTCAGGGTTAGGTCAAGAGACTCACACTTTGGACAGCGACTCAGAGTATCGTCCCAAAGAAGATCAGACTCCATTCCGTTCCAACCACAGTCTCGGCAGTTTGCTTCATCTTCGATTTTCATTACGCTCTCCCTAGTTCAAAGTGAATAAAATTGACTGCATCCCTGAGGAATGGTTCGTGAGAATCCCATAAAAGATTCTCAGTCGCAGCATCAAAGATTCTGACATCAAACCATCCTTCGCCATCATCAAAGATCAGAGCGATCTTTCCGTTATTCGCTACTCCCGAGAAACACAGTTTCCCTGAGTGATTTCTTGCGAGCGTTTTACTTCGCTCTTGACTGATTCCGTACATTTTGGTTCCTTTCTTTTGTTTTTGAATGTCGCGCTTAGTGCTAATTGCTAGCAGAGTGCCAATCGTCGTCACTCCACAGCATGATGCTTCCTTCGTACCAACCAAAGCTGTATTCATTGGGAGCGTGCTGTTCCGTGAGATATTCAAGCGCCACGCTGTCAGTATCTTGCAACAATTCAAGCGCCACAGTATCGCCATCTCTCGCCATTTGAACAGTCTGATGGTCGATACCGATTTCATCAGCGCCTAGGCCGGAGTCCAGAGCCATCTCCCAGAGATCGCAAATGACGTACCAGCCACGCACTCCGTCAAGGATGCAGCCTTCCGACCAGACTTCACGTTGGCACTCAGCGCACAGATAGCCTGTTTCGATTCCGTTATCAGCCGGAATCCTATTTACGAATCTGCCAGAGCCAAAATGCGTAGGTTCGTGGCAGTCAACACAGTGGTCTCCGATATCTTTCATGCTCTCTCTCTTTTCTCTCTCTCAGCGCAGTCGCGCCTAGTGCTAATTTGTAGCACAGTGCTAGCCCTAGGAATCGAACCCAGGCCATGCTCCAAGACTAGCGACCTTCTCAGCGAGTGACCATCACCACGCTGTAGCGATCTCCTCCAAATGGGGAGCGACACACAGAGCACGCCGAGCGACTGAACCCATAGATCGGGTATCTTTCATGCTCTGAATCGTCAGCCGGATAGGTGTCTACAAGCGCCACGATTCCTAGTTCACTGTGCGCTAATTCGATCCTTTCAAGATCAAGCTCTCCCTGCTCTCCATCGAAATAGGAGTCGGCTCCGTTTGCTGCGTAGTAGTAGCAACCTTCGCACACTTCAACTGTCTCAGCACTCTCACATTGAACGCACATTTCAGGCCTCCTCAGCGATCTCGAAATCTTCCAGAGCGGAGAGCAGATAGGTGACAGCCTCATCCTTCTCAGCCATTGCAGAGTAATACTCCAATTCTGAGGAGAATTCTCCTCTCTGAAATTTTCGCCACAGTCGCTTTAGTTCCTCATTGCGTTCAAAGATTCGCTCTCCGTATGGAGTGCCAGAATGTTTGTGTGCAATGGCGCTTGCCGACTGATTCAGCGTTTCGACGTACTCACGTTGGGCACGGTAAATAGCCTCTTGTTTCTCATCAAGCCTCTTGAAAATTGCATCAAGACTTTCCATCTCTCTCTCTTTCTTTCTGGTCATTCGCCAGAGTGCTCCGGCTAGGAATCGAACCTAGCCACGCTCACCAGAGCAGAGCGCCTACCTAATTCGGCAAAGCCTCATAGATCCAATGGATCCACAGAGCCACACACAGCAACAGGGACGACGTTAGGACTCCCTCAAAGAACCCGCGCTGTCGCGCGCTCCGCTCTCTCCTAGTCTCTCTCCTCATGATTGACCCCACAGCAAGCGAGAGGAATCGACCCAACAGCCACCGATTCCATTCACGGCCTCCACAAAGAAACGCTCCCTACCGTAGGCCATCTTTGCATCAGTCACGCTCACAGGGACACACAGAGCGCCAGAATCGACCGAGAGCAAAGCCACAGTGCCGACTTTTTCCATCAGTTCCCGAACAGTCATGCCCAACGCACCCCAAATTCACGAACATCAGAGCGGAGACGCTCAGCGTACGGAGTCTGCTCTTTCAGAGCCGAAATGAAAGCCTCTTGCCATTCTTCCGGAATCGGTCGCTGTGACTCGACGTAGAGCCTTT